AGATTACGAAGAAGAAACACTAGAAGAACTTTTAGATGGAATGGTTTACCTAACAGCAAGACTTATTGAATTGCAACGAGAAAAAAAAGAAAACCTATTCGGGAGGGATTATTAATGATTGAACTTAGTTTAACATTTGTATTAGTATTAGTTTGGATAAATTCTAAGTTATGGAAGCAACATTTAGACGATGTTCGAAATAACAATAAATCATAAATCGGGCGCAAAATCATACCCTATATACTCAGAGACAGAAGCTATAGAAAAAGGGATAGATTTTAAACATTGGAAAGAAGCAAAAGAAGGAACTTATTGCATATCAGATGACGGGTATATAGCAAAGGTACTAAAAAGAAAAAATTATGAATCCGATAGAAATGAAGCCACTCTTTATGTTAGAACACCATATGGCTATATTATGCACAATCCCAATTATAAAACACAAAAATTTTATGCTGAGGGCAGAAGTACTCCATGGACTCTCTCTGGTAAGCCCGCACTCGAAGTTAAGTCTAAATCACATAAATGGAAAAACCTCGCCCTCGCATATGTTTCTACAAACTTTGATGCAGATTTGGCTATTGACCTCGTTATGGGCCAAACAACTCCTCAGCAAAGGAGAAGATGGAAAAGAAACATCAGGACAGAGGAATTTAAAAGCGTGGTAAGAGAAGAGCTAGATATACTTTTAAAAGAAAGTGGCAAAGATAAAGAATATGTAATGGAGCTTTTAGAAGAAGCAATTACAATGGCTAAGAAAAAAGAAGATGTTAGCAATCTTATGAGGGCTACTGAAAAGCTTATGTCTTTACACGGAATGGATGATAAAGATACAATAAAGACTACTCGCCAAATAGAAGGTGTTAGTACAAAAAAACTTATTGCAGATGTACTTCAAGAGGAGCAAAAGATAAAGTTAACAGAAACAACAGAAAAGGACAATGGAGAACTACGAGGCTCAATACGAGAAACTTCAAGTACTAAAGAAATTCAGGAATAGTATAGGGCTTTTTGGAAAAGTTTGTTTCCCAACTGCATTAAATAAAGATATACCCCCTTTTCATAATGAACTATACCAACACCTTAGGGATGAGTCTCGAAATAGATTATTAATTGCGGCTCCTCGAGGAACAGCTAAGTCTACAACGGTATCTCTTATATACCCTCTTTGGAAGTGTGCTTTTAAATTAGATAGTGAAGACTTATTTATTGTTATTATTTCAGAAAGTCAAAGTCAAAGTATTAACTTCTTATCAAGGATAAAATATCATCTTACATATAGTAAAACATATAAAGAAAATTTTGGAGACATGGGCCCTAACACTGCTAGGCGTTGGACTAATAATGATATTATTCTTTCAAATGGTGCTCGTATTATTGCTGTTGGAACTGGGCAAAGGGTTAGGGGATTTATCGAGGGTGATACTAGACCTAACCTCATTATTATTGACGACTTTGAGTCAGAACTGAATGCATATACTCCAGAAGCTAGAGCTAAAAATAGAAAGTGGATAACAGAAGCTGTTATACCATCATTATCTGATGATGGTAGAATAGCTATGATTGGAACAGTTATTTCTGAAGACTGTTTCCTATGTTGGGCTAAAGAATCTCCTAGTTGGGATGTTCTTTGGTATAGTATCTGGAATGATGATGAGGTAAGTATATGGCCAGAAAGATTCCCTAAATCTCGTATATTGCAAATAAAAGATGAATTTGCTAGCGTAGGTAATCTTAATGGATTCTATCAGGAGTATATGAATATAGCTCAATCACCTGATGATGCTCCGTTTAAACCAGATTATATTAAAATTCATCACTACGATTATGAAATACGAGATGGACAGAATATACTTGTTAAAAAATTACCCGATGATAAAGAAAAAATAATACCAGTAGCTGTATATTCAGGAGTAGACCCTGCATCTTCATTATCAGCTAAAGCTGATTTTTTTGTTATAGTAACGCTTGGTATAGACCATGAAAATAATATTTACATAATAAACATAGTACGAACTAAATTAGACCCAGCAGAACAGCCTGATGCTATTATTAAGCAATATAAAAAATATAGACCCAAAAGGATGAAAATAGAAACAGTTGCTTATCAAGAGGCTTTAAGGTCTGCAGTAAGAAAACAAATGCAAGAACAGAATTTATATATACCGGGACTGGAGAAAGGCGTTAAACCCAGAAATAGAAAATCAGAGCGATTACTTTCACTAGTCCCGATACTTGCAAAAGGTCAATTATTTTTTAGGCCTCAAGATATAGAAGCACAAGCAGAATTTTTATCTTATCCCCGTGGTAAGCATGATGATGTTATGGATGCTGTGTGGACAGCATTAGATGGCTCAAGAGCTAGTAAAAGAAAAGAATACCAAGAGGTTGACACCTCTGATAGGTTAGGAAAAAAAGTACTTGACTGGCTAACTCTCTAACTAGTATATTTTATATAGGATAACTTATGGCTGAGAACTATAATAAGAAAAATAGCGTTGTTGACGCTACCCAAAAACTTTTTACCGACTATTCTAACAATAGAGAAAAGTGGGCTATTCAAGCTCAAGAAGACCGAGAGTTTCGTTTAGGTCAACAATGGACTAAAGAACAAGCTCGAGTACTTAGAGAGCGTGGACAAGCTCCTATTGTTGTAAATAGAATACATCCCGCAGTAGAAATGGCAAAAGCCCTATTAACTGCTAACAGACCTCAATTTAGAGTATCACCACGAGAAGATAGTGATAATAAAATAGCTCAATTATTTAATGCTTTAATAGCTTATATGTGGGATATATCAGACGGGATTAGTGTACTTCGTAATGTAGTAGATGATTACTATACCTGTGGAATGGGCGTAATGATGGTATATCAAGACCCAATGCGTGATAATGCAAAGGGAGATGTAGTCATTAAAGACATAGACCCATTAGATTTATATATAGACCCTAATTCAAGAGATAGATTTGGAGATGATGCAGAAAATATGATTGTGTCTAGAATGTTTACTCGAGACCAAGCTAGAAAAATGTATCCTCAGTATGAAACAAAAATTAAAAATGCTAATTCAGATAGGCTTTCAGATAGGCCTGAAACTGGTAGAGAGCATGATGGTAAAGCTATATTTCCAGAAGATGTAGAAACTCTTACTGATTCTGCATTAGGAGAGTCGGATGAATATGTAAGAGGATATGAAAGATACTATAAAGAAATGGTTAGTAGATTTCGTGTACATGAAACATTTACTGGCGTTGAGCATGTTTTTGATGATGAAGAATATAAAGAATATCAAAATAGACAAGCTTATATTATAGAAGGTAGACCCATTGTAAGAGAAGATGTTGCTAGGATGACAATGGAAAGACTTCAGCAGTCTTATCAAATGATGGTTGAACAAGCTGAGCAACAAGGCCTAGACCCTAGTCAACTACCAGAACCACCTTCATTAGAAGTAACAACAATGGCTCAGTTTATTGATGAGGGTTTAATAAAAGTAGTAGAAATTCAAGCATGCAGAGTTTGTCAAGTTGTTGTAATAGGTGACCAACTTCTTTACAAAAGAGTACTGCCGACTGATAAGTACCCCATAGTGCCTTTTATGAATATACACACAAGAACACCTTATCCTCTTTCTGATGTTAGAATGTGTAAGGATATGCAGGAGTATATTAATAAAACTAGGTCACTTATTATAGCTCATGCTACTACTAGTACAAATGTAAAAATTTTAGTCCCAGCAGGCTCTGTTGATATGAGAGAGTTTGAACAAAAGTGGTCACAACCCGGTGTTGCTATAGAAGTAGACTTTGACCAAGGAGCGCCTCAACCAGTGCAACCACTTCCATTACCAAATGAATTATATCAAAACGAACAAACTGCTAAATCAGATATTGACCATCAACTTGGTCTTTATGAGTTAATGATGGGTAATTCTCAAGCCGCTCCTCATACTTATAAAGCCACTGTATCTATTGATGACTTCGGTCAAAGAAAGATAAAATCAAAGTTAATGGACATAGAAGCTGGTCTGAGTAGGGTATGTCAAGTTGCAATCCCACTTATGCAACAACTGTACCAAGAAGAAAAAGTTATCCGTCTGGTGCAACCTAACAATATGACCAGCGAATATTTGATTAATAAAAGATTCTACGATGATTTTACACAAACAATACAAAAATACAATGACATAGGAATTGGTAACTATGATGTTGTAGTTGTAACAGGAACAACGCTTCCAACAAATAGATATGCGCAACTAGAATTATATATGGATGCGTATCGTAATGGATTAATAGATAAAGAGGAAGTATTGAAGAAAACAGAAATATTTGATGTCGAAGGAGTTCTAGAAAGAACAGATACAATCGAACAACTCACGAGACAATTACAACAAGCTCAAGAACAGATTAAAGGATTATCCGGAGATATGCAGAGTAGAGATAGAGAAAATGTTAATCTAAAACAAAGAGTTGAAGTTGAAAAATTTAAGGCAGGTCTTGATAAGATATCTAACCGGGCTCAGTCCGCAGGTACTTTGTATGAGAAACGCCTTGATGACGCTACTAGTGAAATGGCTTCTGAAGTCAGGAGGACTAAAAAAGAAGTTGGCAAAAACCAAGATACCCCTATTCCTAGTTAGGGCTCTTAATTGAGGAAAATGACATGGCTCAAGAAAATCAACAAGGTCAAGTAACAGAAGAGAATTTGGTGGATTCTGTTGTTGGCATAGAAAATAGTGTAGATAGTGTATTTACTCCGGGTTTTGGAAGTGAACCAGAAGAAACAGTAGCTCCAGTTGAGCAATCTGTAGAAACTAGTTCTGAACAAACTCCAGAAGTAGGTTATGAAACTACATCAGATAACGGAGAAGTTCGATATCAGTATTGGCAGTCTGAAGCAGATAAAGCCAAGAATGAGAATGAACAGTTAAAGAAAACTGTAGAAATTCTACAGCAGACTATTCAAAATCCTACGACTAATCAGCCTGAAGAAGTATCTTCAGAACCTGAAATCGAACCGTTTCGTGATGCACCGCAGAAACCAGTAAAACCAGCAGGCTTTAATAGAGCAGAAGCTATTGATGACCCTAATAGTGCTAGTGCGCAGTATTTAGATACTATGGACAACTACAGGGATGAGATGGATTCTTATAACGCTGATAAATTAGATTATGAGGCTAATTTATTACAGATAGAAAGAGATGCGTTAGCCGAAGAACAAAAAAGGCAAACAGAAGCTTTTGATGCTGAAAAGCGTAATCAAGAACAAGTGAATACTATTTCACAACAGATAAAGAGTCAATACAATGCTAATGATGAAGAGGTCAATGACTTTATAAAAAAAATGAGCGACCCTGAATCATTAAATATTGAAAACCTATGGCGTTTATACCAAATGGACAAAGGTAAAGTACCTGAGCAACCCGTTGCACAGCCTTCTCCCCAGTTCAACCAAGTTCAGAGAGCACAATCAGTTCCGGCACCTATGGGAGTCCAGAGTAGCGCTAACATGCAACAAACTGGAAAGAGTGCCAGCGATTTAATTATGGATGACCTGATTAGTGATTATGAATCAAAAAATCCTTGGAAATAGGATATAACATAAAACGGAGTTAAAAATGGCTGACAAATACAGTATATCTACTGGTGGCAGTATGCAGTCGTCTACTATTAATGATAGCAGACGGATGTTTAACTTTGGAGAAAGAGTTGCAGAACTCGCTCCAGAGCAAAGTCCATTCTTTACATACCTCTCGAAAGTTGCAAAGAAGCCTACCGATGACCCAGTGTTCAAATTCTTAGAACAGCGTCATCAGTGGCAACGCAGGAACTTTCAAGTAAAGACGGAAGAAATCTCTCCAACCGGATATAGTTCTAATGCAGATTGGGATTTAGCGGCTGGAGGTAGTGAGGTATTAGAAGTTGAATGTCTATATGATAAGTATGGGCGTGAGGTGTCAACAGCAGTTGCACCAAACTTCTTATTACAAGACCAGTTAATAAAAGTAGAAGTAAAGTACGCATCTGATGGTTCAAGTTATGCGACTGCTAAATATCACGCTACTTTTAAAATTGCAGGAGCGCCTGTAGTTAGTGCTTCTAAAGCTCAACTAGCGCTTACTTTCATTGACTTATCTTTACCCGGAACTGGAGCACAAACTCCAGCTTCTAATAGTAAGATAAAAATGGAAGTTGGAGCTAAAGCTCAAGTAGTTGGTAGTGCTTTTGCAGAAGGTGGAACTGACCCAGAGGGTTGGAAAGACGAAATGTACGATAGAGAAGGGTATGCGCAGATTTTTAAAACTGCAATTCCTATGTTCTCTGGTACAGCAATGGCTACTCGTTACAGAGGTAAGGCAGATGAATACAAGAGAGTATGGCAATCTAAGCTAATGGAACATAAGATGGACATCGAGCATGCAATGCTTTTTGGTGTTGGTTCTGATGATTCAACAGCTAGTGGGCCTGTAAGACGCTCTTGGGGTATTTTACCTTACACTGAAAGATATGGAAAGATTAAACCCTTTACATATGCTAGCTCAAGTTATGATGACTTTCTAACTTCAATGGAAGATATTTTCGCTCCTGAAACAGGAAACAGCGGAAATAAGCTTGTACTTGCTTCTAGAAAAGTAATCTCTTGGTTTAATAAACTAGGTGGTGATTCATTCTTGGGTAACACAGTAGCACTTGGTCATACAGCATCTACTTCTGGTGGTTCTAATGGCTATGGTCTGGATGTACAGAATATAAAAGGTGCCTTTGGGCACAATGTATCTGTGGTTAATACAATCTATGGTAACTTAAACTTAGTTGCAGAGCCTTTACTTAGAGGAATGCACGAAGATTATGCTATTATGATTGACCTTGCAAATGTGGCTTATCGCCCATTAGCAGGTAATGGTGTTAATCGTGATACTCATATTATTACGAATGTACAGAATAATAATGTAGACGGAAGAAAAGATATTGTTATGACCGAAGCTGGTCTAGAAATCTCTTTGCCTGAGACACATACTATTCTTAAGTTCTCTTAATAATAACAACCAATTCAGGGCCCCTTAACAGGGGCCTTGGATAACTAAGGATTTAAAATGGCTAAAAAAGAAATAAAGAAAAAAGTAAAAAAAATAGTTGAAATTAAAGAAGTACCTAAGGTTGAAAAACCTGTTGTAACTAGGGGTGTTTATACTCAAAGGGGTAAGTAATGGCAATATTTGGTGGTGGTAATAGAATGAATGCTTATGGTGAACCATTAGTAGACAGCACTCTTGGTGAAGCTTTAGGTGGTATGTTAGGCAGAGGAGCAACGGCTATTGGTAAGGGTGTAAAAGATAGGCTTTATGATGATGAAGGTCTTATAAAAGCTAACCCTGAAGGCCCCGGAGGTTTTATAATGGGAGAAAAAGCAGGAATAGATAAACCCTATTTAGGAGAGCAAAAAGGTATTGACCCATCAACTATGCAAGCACTTGGTAAAATAAGATTTGGAAAAGAACGAGGAGTTGACCAATCTACTAAAGATTTTATAGGTGGGCTAGGAAGTAGATTGAGGAGTATGTTTGGTGGTAAGCCAGAATCTGACGCTTTTACAGAAGCGGGTGGTGGCACTTATAATACTGAAATACCTACAGAGGAAAGTAGTAATACCTATAATCCTCAAGAAGCAATGAGTATGTTAAAAAAGGGTATGAATATACAAGATGTGTCTCAAGAAAACTTAGGTTCTTTACAACAACTTATGAAAGACGAAGGTTATTATGAAGGTGAAGTAGACTCAATATTAGGCCCAAAAACATCAAATGCTTTTAATAGTTTAATGAAAGATAGGGGTCTTTTAGATGAATATCAAAATGAGGATTCTGTTTTTACAACTCCATCTTCTAGGGTATCATCATATGGCGTTCAAGGTTAAATGAGTTTTACTACACAAATAGGACAGTTAACAGGTGATGCTAGTACTAATGATGCTACTACTATAGCTCAAGCATTAGAAAATGCTCAAATAGATACTATACAAAAAGTATCTCAATTACAACCTGAGATGCTTCACTTAATGTCTTCTGAGGTTGAGAGTAATTCTAATACAGACAGTGATAATAACTTAGTAAATAATATAGTATTAAATGTAACCAGAGTAGACAGTACAACAGGATATTTAGTAAGCAAAACAGGAGCTGTTGCTTTAGTAGATGGAAGTTCTACAAGTACTGATGTGTATAATGCTCAATCAGTTACAGTATCTATGATAATAAAATTCTTAGATAGGGATACTGACTGTCCAATATTTACATCTAATAATCTAACTGTTGGCGGGGCTGGTACTAATGGTTATAGAATTAGAAAAAATGCAAAAAACAATATTTATTTTGAATATGGAAAAGTAGCGGAAGGTTCATCATACAGCCATCATGAGAGCACTTATAAAAGAATAATTTCTGATTATACAATAGAGCCAAATGTTTGGTATAATATTATTGTAAAATCTAATGGTTCTACTACAGATATATTTATTAATGGAGTTAAAACAACAGGTACTTTTAGTGTATCAAATTTTTACTATCACGATTCAAATTCTAGGGCTCATATTGGATACCATATAGATTTAGTTAGTGGGGCTGGTTCTTCTCCGACTGAATACTCAGGTAATTTTCATTTAAAAAACTTCGGTATTTACAATACCTTATTAGACAATTCTAATATTTACGCTATATACAACAATGCCAATTATATAGATTTACTTAATAATTATAAAGACTATACTTCTTCTAATGATTTAGTTCTTTACTATGATTTTACAAAAAATACATTAGCTGATTTAAAAGGAAATCAAAGCAACCTTGCTTTAACAAATACTACCGTTGAAAGCAATAAGTTTGACGCTTCTTTAGTGGATAAAAAATTTATAACTCAAGTTCAAGATTTAAATAGTGTTTACTACGCAGATTCTAAATCGCCAGTATATTCTATTGAAAATGGAAAAGTTCAAATTTACCCCGCTCCAAGTACTACAGAATTAGCTTATATAACAAAAGTAGTCCCGGGTACGATTGATGACTCTGCTGAAACTATAACTAATATGCCAAGATTATTTCATACTCAAATAATAAAAATTGCATCTTATTATGTTTTATTAAAAAAGATTGGAGATTTAAAAACTACAATGGTTAGTGAGTATAATGATGCTATAAACAAAGCAAAAGATTTAATAGACAATGATGCTACACTTACTGGTAGTGCTAAAGATGCTGAATATTGGTTAGGAGAAGAAGACCCTGAAATGCTTAGTGGGACTCTTAATACAGCTGGACAAGAAATACAAAGAGCTTCTGCTGTAGCAAATAAATTTAGTTCTGATTTACAAATGATGCAAAATCAATTAGCTATTATAAAACAATTAGTAGATGAAGGTTGGGCTAGTATATTTAACCCCAATACTGATAAAAATATATCTAGAATAGGAGCTAAATAATGATATTAAAAGAGATGGTTGAATTAGTACAGCAACATCATCCTCAAATGAATGCTCAAGAGATTATAAAAATGATTAATAGAGCTCAGGATGAGTACACTACTAGAACAAGAATACTAGAATCATCAAAAGAAATAACTGTAGTTGCAGACCAAAGAAGATATTCTTTAAGTGTAGATGGTGACAAAGATGAAATAATGGAAATTAAAGATGTTGATTTAAATGGAGAAACTATAAGTAGGTTTACAGGTAGAGCTGTTAAAAGGGATATGACTTAATGAGCACAATGATTAAACAATGGGTATGGTGGGTTGAAGATAATAATATTTTACTTGGTTATTATGATGAATCAAAAGTAGATAAGGAAAAAATATCTTCACCCGATTCTTCAATAGCTGGTCAATCACTTACTTTATTTTACAATAAAAAAGCGAAGCATTTTAATATACCTTCTATGGATAGAAATTGGGATAAGCAAGAATCTGATATACCTCAACAATACCAAGATGCATTAGTAAATAAAGCTATTGCACTTGGTTATGAAAGGAATATAGAAACCTTACAACTTGCTCAATATTTTAATGGTAAGTTTGAAGATGATGTTAAAAATGGAAGAAAGCATGCTTATCGTGGTAGATTAGGTACATTTAGGTCTATAAATAGTATTGACTTTTAATATAATTTTAGTAAATTAAACCAAGATATGCCCATGAGAATTGTCAAGCTCGGTAAGGCATAGAACAGGAGTTAACAAGATGGCAATAAATAAATATAATGTAGTAGAAAGCGGTAATGTATCATTGGGCCAAGTAGGCTCTTTGTTAGAAACAGGTAGCGATGCTGTAACAGGTAAAAAAATACTTGCTATACAATTTTTAGAAGATACCGTATTTACATCTCTTACCCCAGAATCAGGAACTAATCAATATATAGGAAGTACTAATAATGGTGGTGATAGCGTAGCTAGCGTTACATTTCCTCAAGGAATTACTGTATTTGGTCGTTGGTCTGGGTTTCAATTATCAAGCGGTAAAGTAGTAGCTTACTTAGGTTAGCATGGCTTTAGGATTAGGCTCATCGCTAATTAGGGGTGGTGCATCCCTCTTAACATTTGTCAAGGACAACCTCAAGTTATACCTCGACTTCAAATCAAGTAGGTCAGACACACTTGCATTCCCATCAGAAGGTTCGACATCGTTTGATGCAAGTACTGAAAAAATAACAGTAGGTCAATCAAATAGTATAGTAACTGGCAATGAAGTTACTTTGTCATGTTGGTTTAAATCGGTGGCTTATAATAGTGAAAGAGGTTATTTGATTC